ATGGTCGACCCCGAGCAGGCTGTCGAAACACTCGAACAGAAGATCCGTGACGGGGAGCGTGCGATCGTCCACGAACGCGATCGTGATGCCCTGCTGGCGTTCCTGCGTGAGATGCAACTGATGCGTGAGACGTACGGGTATCATCGGCAAGTCAAGCTCCTGCGTCACTGTGTCCGGATGGCAGAGGAGTCCGGCGCGTCGATCGCCGACGCCCTCGAGGACAAGGCGGCCGCCGAGGAGATCGTCCGCTGGATCCACAGCGAGTACGATCTCGACGAGAGCCCGGAGACCAACCAGAACTACCGCGTGGCCCTCCGGGTCTTCGGGCGCCGTGTCAGCGACGACAACGGCGACGAACCGCCCGAGAGCATCGACTGGATCAAGTCGACGCTCCCCCGAGACTACGACCCAAGTCCGGATCCCACTGAGATGCTGGAGTGGGAGAGCGACATCGAGCCGATGCTCGACGCGGCCCGGAACCCCCGGGACAGTGCTGCGATCGCGCTGCAGTTCGACGCCGGGCTGCGTGGCGGTGAGCTGTACGAGCTGACTGTCGGCGACATCACTGATACCGAGCACGGGCTCTCGGTCGCCGTCGACGGAAAGACGGGGCAGCGAGCGGTCGACCTGATCCCGTCGACGCCGTACGTCACCGAGTGGCTGACCAAACATCCCGGCGACGGTAACGACCCGATCTGGTGCCGTCTGACGTCCCGCGAGCAGCTGTCCTACCAGTCCTATCTGGATATGTTCAAGCGTCCGGCCGACCGCGCCGGCGTCACCAAGGACGTCACGCCGACGAACTTCCGGAAGTCGAACCTGGCGTGGCTCGCCCGTCAGGGGATGAACGCGCGGTACATCGAACGCCGGCAAGGGCGCACCCACGGCTCGGACGCCGTCGCGCGCTACGTCGCCGTCTTCGACGCCGACATCGGTGACGAGTACGCCCGGTTGATGGGGCTGGACGTCCGCGACGAAGACGAGTCCGACGAGTTCCGCCCCGTCACCTGCCCCCGGTGTGACCGGGAGACGCCGCGTGACGAAGACCTGTGTATGTGGTGCGGGATGGCTCTCGATCCGGACGCCGCCGATCGGGTCAGTGACGCAAAGACCGCCGCCGTCGATGAACTTACGGCCGACGAAGAGTGGGCCCAACAGTTCGGCGAGGCGATCTTCGCGAAGCTCGAGAACGACCCCGAGTTCGCGGCGAAGCTGCTCTCCGAAGTCGAAGGCGAGCTCTGAACTACGCATCGTCAGCCTCCTCGCGAGCAGCAATCCGGAGGGCAGCGCGAGCCAGCGGCGCTGCCCGATGATCGGACCGCGCCATTTGCTCAGTCACCTCGCGGTTGTTCTCGACGAACGCAACGACTGGGTTCGTCTCCTGGTCTGGCGCTGAGGGTTGCTGTGCTTCGCTCATAGGCTGATCACCACGATAGTAACCGCCAGTACTGCGACCACGAGCAGCCAGCCCGCGGTGTGTCTAGTCGCGGTCATCTGTCCACCTCGAAGACGATAACTCGAACGTCCGTGCTCGGGCGAATCCCTGCCTGGTGGTGCTCGTTGAGTGCGTCGATAACGTCCTGCGGCTTTGCCGACGGGTACTCTGCCCCGGCCAATCTGAGGAAGCCGTGCGCCTCAACTGCGGGCAGGGTGGCCGTCCGAGTGATAGTCAGTCCAGCGAACTCCGTCCCGTCGTCCGTGATCGCCGTCACCCTGTCACCGACTTCGAGGTTCCAGTAACCGCCGCATCGGACTGTCGCCGTTTTGTCTCCCTGGAGAATCGGGACGACAAGGCCGTCCGCGAACTTCATCCGTTCAGTATCGTTCGCAGACTGATCACTCGGCATCGTCTGCACCTCCAGGCCGATCCTCAACCGGTGCGTCGAGCCAGACTGGACCGATCTCGGCGTAGACTCTGGTTTGGAGCCAGTTCTCGGCGTCCTCGCCGGCGACATCCAGCACGGTCCGGATCACATCCTGGTCGCGAGCAAAGACGACGCCCTGGCGCTCGTGCACACGGAGTTCGTCGTGCGGGCCGGTGGACGTCTCGGGCAGCGGTGTGGCCTCGTGCCAGGCGGCTTCGGGGCTTTTCGACCACGTGGCCGTCCGACGGTCCCACTGGTTGGACGCGTGGTTGGTAATTGTCGGTGTGCTCTCGGGGAGTGAGGAGTCGGATGTTGATGTGCCAGCTGCCATCAGTCGTCACCTCCGACCCGCTCCGTCAGATGTGCGATCGCCAGCTCGACATCGGTCGTGCACGCGGTCACGTGATGGCGATACCACGGCGAGAGCTCATCGAAGGCGGTGTCGTCACGGACCCACAGCGCGACCGGATAGTCGCGCTCGCGGGCCCACATCACTTCCATCGGCGTGCCCACACTCTGGACATCCGTGTAGCCGACGAGGACGCCGTCACTCACTCGCAGGAGCTCTTTGTCGCTCTCGACGAGTGTGTCAACACTGATCTCGCCCTCGAACGGTGTCTCGGTGGCGGTGATCGTCAGGTCCTCAACGGGGACGTTATACTTCGCCAGTGGGTCCCGGAAGTCCACGTCGGGGAACTGGTCTTTGATCCACGCACGCCACGCAGCGCCGCCGTCGTCGTAGGCGGCCACTGGCCCCGCGAGGTAGATCGTGGGCTCAGTCATCGAGATCGACCTCCACATCGGGGTCGTTGATCGCACAGTAGCGGCCGACTTCGCCGTAGCCCATCGTGTCGTCGAAGTGGTCGGCCGTCAGCCGGCCGGCCTGCATCCGCGACTGCTTGACGTGCTGCATCATAATCGCGGCCTCCCACGGCTCGATCGACTCTTCGAGCTTGAACCGGAGGAACGCCGACCACAGCTCGGCGATCTGGCGGTGGTTGTCCAGCGGGTCGCCGTGGGTGTCGTTGCGATCCTGGGTGACGAGGTCGTGGACGCGGTCGAGCCCGTCGCCGAGCTCATAGCCGTCGGTTGTCATTAGTTCCCACCCCCCAGTTTCGCCTGGAAGTCATCGTCGACGGGGTGGGCAAAGGGGAGGATCTCCTCGTCGAGGAACTCGAGGAAGACGCTGTGCGTCCACGGCGAGTAGATCGCGATGTAGCCCGAGTCGTAGACGACGCCGCGTGCAACCGTATTCCGCCACACCCGTTCGAAGCCGAGCCCAACGGTCGCATCTTCGGGCCGCGTGGCGGCATCGTGATAGGCCAGCTTGGCGCGATCGTCGCCCTCGCTGGTGCCAACGTACCAGGTATCGAACTCGTCGCCCCAGTCGACGACGAGATCCTGGAGTGCGACCTCGACGCGCGCCGGGCGACGGTCGAGACGCGCACCGAAGAAATCCAGCGGGAACGACAGCGCGTCCGCGCCAGCGAGACTCTCGACCACGAGCACGCCACGGCCGGTGACGTCTCCGACCCAGTCGGTGATGTGCTCATCGCGCCCTTCGGTCTGCTCGGTGACGATCGTCACGTCACCGTCGTCTTGGAGTACTGTGATGTCCTGCTCGGTCGTGGCGACGCGGCCGACGACAGTGCCAGCCTGGGCGACGGCGTCACCGTCGAGATCGCGTTGGGTCTTCTCGACTGACAGTGCCGGTCGACCGCTTGAGCCGGCCGTGTCTGTGAGTGGGTCGTCGGCAGTGGCGTCAAGCAGCGCGATCGTGCCGGCGATCATACATTCTCACCTCGCTCCTCGCCGATCGTGGCGAGCTCCCCGGCGAGTCCGCGACTGGGGCCTTTGCGCTCGACATCGCGATAGTCGGGGTCGTCGAAGTGTGCCCCACAGCCCGGGGCCTTACAGCGGTAGGCTGTGTCGTACTCGCGATTGTGTCCGTACTGGCGGTCAGACTTGGGCACGATCGCCGACGACCCACACTCGGGGCAGACCTTGCGCTGGCTCATACCGCATCACCCCGGGACTGCCGGACGGATTCGAGGCGACTCGTCGCCTGCTCGAACTTGACGATCGCCTCGTCGACGCTCAGATCACCGGAGACGATCGCGAGTTCGACGGCTTCGTCGATCTTGTCCTGGACGGCTTCGGCGCTCATACCTCCACCTCCTGGCGCTCAAGCTCGATCTTCCGCCGACGCAGGACCTCGCGCTCGTGGTGGATCCGACGATCGGCATTGAGGTCCTCGTGGGTGACCAAGGCGAACATCTGCTGGATCAAGCTGAGTTTCGCCGTGAGATCGTCGTCGACGAACTCGTGATCTTTGACCTTCCCAATGTCCTCGGTGATGTCGTTGATGCGTTGGTGAAGCCGCTCGACCGCGTCCTTCTCCACGACGAGTTCGTCAAGACGCTCCTCAACCTCCTCGAGCGTCATATCCTCGACGTCACTCATCGCGATCACCGTCCATGTGGTCGCTCGGGACGCCATGCCGGCGCTCGGCGGCCAGTTCGATTTCGCAGGCTTGGCAGAGTGAGCCTTGGCAGGGCGCACCGCAGTTCTGGCAGGACGCCATCAGGCGTCACCCCGCGTTTCGTTGCCGACATCGGTGTTGTAGTCCGTCTCTCGAACCCGCTCGACCGTCTCGTCGGGTAGCTCGCGGGGATCAAACAGCATCGTCCCGAAGAATCGCGTGTCCCCGCTCGTGACCTGAAACACAGGATCGTCGCCAAACACCTCGTTCGCGTAGCCGACGTTGCCGAAGGTGGTGTGGCCGTCGTTCAGCGACGCCTCGATCGACCCTGTCACGTCGCCGATCGCGACGATCGGCTCGTCGCCGTCCCAGCTGTCCGCGAGGTTCGTGACGAGCTCGGCGTACTCCGAGAGCGTCATCACGCCAGTCGTCATCAGGCCACCTCCCGGACGTCGACGACGGTATCGGTCGTCAGCCACGCGCCGCCGTTGACGGTCTGTAGCCTGCCGGCGCGCTGCTCGACGCTGTCGGCGGGCACGAACACGCGGTGGCCGGCCAGCGTCTCGAAACTGAGCAGGTCGATCGGGCGGGTGTGGCCGCGCTCGCGACGGCGGTTGCGCTCGGCGCGATCGGCGACGTCACGCATCGTCATCACTCCAGGCGATCTCGACCGGGACGCGCGCAAGTCGCGTCTCGGGGTAATCGTACGTGTCCGAAAACCGGTGTAGATCGTCGAGCCCGCCGATAAAGACACACTCGAAGACCGCATCGTCGGGCGTCACGCCCAGGTAGGGGTGGGTCTTGTAGTTGACCAGGTCGAAGCCCTCCTGCTCGTAGTACTCGATGCAGTCCTCGGCAACGCGGCCGATGACGTAGACTGGCTGGCGCTTGACCAGGTCGATCGCGATGTCGCCGGCTGCGAGCGCGTCGTGGCCCTCTCCCTCGCGGTCGGCGATCCCCTGCTGGATCGCGCGGCGAGCGTCCTGCAGACCCTCGTCGTAGTCGTTGTCGACGGCACCCGTGCCGCCGTCAGCAATCAGTTCCGCGTCGGTACTCCCGTCAGTGGGACAATTACTTTTGCCCCGCGTATCGTAGGTTTCCATTGGCATCAACCACATCGATTGGATGGATGCCACGTCTCGGGTGTTGGTGCACCCGGGACACCTTCTGACAGGCGTCCGCGTGGCTTCCATTTCAGTTTTATAGTGCCGCCTACTAATAGTTTGGTGTCGAGTTGCTACCGCTAGATGGCGATATGACCGTAAACCTAAGTGAGTGGCGACCGAATCTACATATATCGACACGCCTATGAGCATCACCCGGGAGAATCCGAGCGTGGTCCGACAACGTGCCGACTGGATGCGTCCGGTCGACGAGCGCATCCTCGAAGCGATGCGCGACGAGGGGAATCTGACCCCACGAGCGCTTGATGACTTCGACATTACGAGTCAAGGGCACGCGAGCAACCGCCTGTCTGAGCTTGCCCGCTACGGTCTTGTTGAGCGCGTCTCGCGCGGCCTTTATCGCCTGACTGACGAGGGTCACGCTTTTCTCGACGAGGACCTCGACGCGTCGACCCTCTCGAAGGACTGACTTCGCTCTGTCTGCCGCAGTTTTATATACAATCGCGTCCCCTCTCCTGATTGGGTGGCCCTCTCCCCCACTCGATTGCCACCCACGGTCAGCCAGACGCGACTCGTGGCCGCAGCGTCTTGTCCTATCCCCTCTCCCCGTCCTACTTACCCCCATTTTGGTCCTGTGTCGATGCATCCACGTCGGACTGACGGTGGGATGTGCCTAAAAAGGGGGCTGTATTTCCGCACGTTCGCTGATATGTTTCAGTCGTGACTACAGCGCTCGTTGACGTGGTAGTTGACCGTGTCCACGGAGACGTCGAACCGCTGAGCGATAATCCCGTAAAAGTACCCGCGCTCGTGGAGGTCGCGCATCTGCTCGCACTCCTCGGCAATGACGTGGGTACCGTGGGTCATCTTAGATCTCCGGCCCGTACTCGGCGATCCACTCAGCATTGGGCTTGTCCTCCGAGCGGTAGGACTCGATCTGGTTGTAGACTGAGCCCCGGCTCTCCAGGCCGAGTTCGTCGGCGATCTCGGCGTGAGAGTATCCCTTCTCGGCGAGCGAAACGATCTTGGCCCGCTGCTCGGGGACGCCGTGCCGGGCGAGCTGGTCGGCGCGCTCGTCCCAGTCGAGATCCTCAGCAGTCTTGTGCCCACCGTCAGACCGCCAGCCGCAGTTGGGGCAGCGCGTCACTGCGCCGCCGTCCTCTAGGATGGCGACCTGGCAGTAGCAGCGCGTGCAGTGGACGCCCGTGCTGTACCACGCATCGTCGTCGATGTAGAGATTGCCGAACAGCTTGTCGCCGGGACGGGGGTGATCCTCGCCCATCAGCGGCTCGGCGCTGTCGGGGATAAACTCGGCTGCGTCTTCGTTGCGGTCGGTGCCGTGTCGGGAGTCGTAGTCGTTCTGCGTCATTGGTTTAGTAGGTGTGGGTGCGCTCGGTCTCGATCTCGCCGTCGGGCGTCGCGTAGCGGGTGACTCGATCCAACGAGCACTCCTTGCTCGGATCGTTGCAGTCGGTCGTCGTCGTGTTGATCTCGACCCGCTCGCCCGTCTCGGCGGCCTCATCGAGGGCGTCCTGCTCGCGCTCCTCGTCGGTTCGCGGGTCCTCAAGTAGGTCATCGACAGTGTAGACGTCGCCCGCGATCGCATCCTCGGGGACGTCGTTCTCGGCGTCGATCTTACGGTGGAGGTCGCGCTGGCGGTCGGTCATCTCGGCGCGGTCTTTGGTCGCGACGAGTCGCTGCTTGGTGATCTTCTGATCCCACGAGCCCGTCGTCGTGCGCTCACGAACCTCGTAGGCCAACGGCTCGTCGGTCTGCTCGGGCTCGCTGTCCTCGCGGAGCTGCTCGATCTCCTCACGACGGCCGCCGAGCGTGACGAGCGCGCGGATCTTCTCGCCGCCATCGGTGCGCTGGTGACCGCAGTCAAGGACCTCACGGCCCTTGACGGTCGTCAGGTCCGCGCGAACGTCCGTAAAGGAGATATCCGGACTCTCCAGAGTGACGTATAGCGTGCCGCTGTCGGCCGTGACCGTGACGTCCTTGCTACCGTCCGTCCACTCGATCGTGGGCTCGCCACCGTCGGCGACGGCGGTCTGCGTCGGCGTCGCGACGGTCGCTTTAGCCCACGTCACAAAGTGGCCGTGGTCGTTGCGGAGGACGTACACATCAGTTCCGTTCCAGGTTTCGAGCGATCCGAGGTCTGCGGCAAGTTGTTGGGTGGTCATTGTGACCTATTTCATAGTAGTACACCCACCCACTTAACTCTTGCCCTATCCAAGAGTAGTACAGATAGGCAACCCGTCCGATGAGTCACGTAACCACGGTACCAATGTCGACGACCGTCGACCGCAGCCGCTCGTCGACGACGCGATACTCCCGATGCGGCCCCTGGCCCTCGGCCGCGACGAGATCGTACGCGATGAGCTTGTCGAGTTTGTTCCGTCGCGCACGCTCCGAGAGTGGTGTCCGATCGACATCGGCCAGCGCTGCCGCGGCGATCTCGTCGTAGCGCTCGTGCAACGCACCCGCACCGAGCGGGCCCCACTGCCGGATGAGCTCGTAGATGACGTGGTGGTGGATCGGTAGCGACTGCAGGTTCGACTCCCGAATCCACCGCCGCGCCCGCTCATAGGCGTCGTCGACGTCCGGCTCCCGTATCTGCGAGTGTCCGCGCTCGCCGGCCAGCTCCGCCGCGGCCCGCAGCGACTGGATCCCCTCGCGAGCGACGCCGGCGACCTCGTCGGCGATCGCCTCCAGGTGTTCGCGACTGACCGACGAAGGCGGCAGCCCCAGTCGCGCCCGCGCCTCGAGGATGTCCGCGAGCTCGTCGACACCGTATCGATCGAGTCCCAACTCGTGGCCAGCCAGGCGCCGCCGGACGCGATCGTCGACGCGGGCCAGCCAGTCGTCGGGATTGTGGCAAATGACGACCACCGACAGCAGCGGGACGTCCAGCAGGCGGGGGAGTGCGTCGGTCGCGGGGAGGCCGTCGGCCTCGTCGAGGACGACCACCACTGGGTCATCGACGCGCTCCCGCAGCTGCAGATCGAGATCCTCGAGCGGTTCGTTGCCGACGGGGTCCGCACCGGGCAGATCTGCGAGGACACCCCGCAGGATATCGCCCGTGGTCTGGCCGAGACAGCGGACGTGGGCGGTGTGGACGTCCAGGCGCTGGAGTGTGTGTCGCGCGAGTGCAGTCTTGCCGACGCCTGACGGCCCATGCAGGAGGACGTCGTCGGCCCGATCGCCGTGGCGGACGGGTGCCCAGGCGCGGGTCAGCGTCTCGACGGCGCCCTCGCGATGCAGGAGGTGGCGCGGCAGATGTTCGTCGTCGAAGACGTCCGGCCGCGTGATCATGCCGATGGCTGACGGCAACTGGATACATAAAAGGAGGCTGTATTTCCGGGAGCGGTGCCCGTAGCTATTTTTGGGCGCGCTCGCAACGCGGTCGTATGAGTGATGACCGACCACAGTACTGTCCGCGGTGTGGGGCAGACGCCCCTGAACACGGCCAGTACTGTGTCGAGTGTGGCGCGGATCTGCTGGCCGAGCTGGGGGAGAGACCGCAGGCGACGGAGCAGTCGGGGTACACGTTGTTGAGCCGTCGCGACCTCCTACTCAGTGGCGGACTCCTCGCAGTCGGTGGCGTCGGTGGCTGGTGGCTCCTCCAGGACAACGGCCAGCCCGAGCACAGGATCTATGGCGAGGGGTGGGATGTCGAGCGGACCGAGGGGACGCGATCAGTCGAGATCGACGGCTCAGTGACGATACCCGAGGGGCGGTATGCAGTCCGGCAGTTCCAGCCACAGGTTGCTGCGGAGTTGACGGCCTCGTTTGAGGTGTCGCGTGGCGATGCGATCGACGTGTTCGTCGTCGATGACGGTGAGTACGATCGCTACCGAGATCGTGATCGTGACTTTCAGCTGTACGGGCGAGCGCAAAACACAGTTGCAGACTCGGTGTCGGTCGAGCTTGGAGCGGGCGAATATCGGGTCATCTTCGACAATACGGCCGTATTCGGGGCGAGGCCATCAGGCGAGGTCGTCGCTGATGTGACGATCACTGCGAGTCTATAAGCAGACTGACGGCTCGATGACGTCAGGTTCGAGGTTCATCCAACTGCTCGTGGATCGCGTCGGCCAAGGTGTCGGCGAGCTCCCGTGCGCGCTCGTCGTCGGTGTCGGAGACTTCAATCTCGACATCGACCTCGGGCATGCGGGCGTTTTTGCGCTGGATCCGGCGCGTGAGTTCGGTCTCGTCAAGCATCGCCGATCGCCTCCTCCAAGAGCGCTCGCGCGTCTTCGAGCGGTGTCCGTCCCGGTGCGTCGCTGGGGAGTCGTTCCAGCCCGCGCTCGACTGCTGCCAGTGCTTCGGCGATACCGTCTTCGTCGACGTTGTACCCCGCGTCCAGTGCCTGATCGAGGCGCTGCTGACAGTCCTCGAGCTCGTCGGCGAGCCGGTCGGCCCGCGCCTGGGCATCGTCTCTGGCTTCGAGTGCGTCCTGGAGTCGGGCGCGAAGATCGGCGTCGGACACTTCCTCATCCTCGCGCGGATCATTGGCGAGCTCGTAAAGCCCACCCGCAGGCCGTGAGACGTGCCCGTGTTCGACGAGACGCTTCAGCCGCTCGCTTGCATACGTCCGCGAGACATCGAGCTCTTCAGCGACGTACTGTGGCGTCACGCGGCCCTCGTGGAGAACGTCGAGTACGCGCTTATCTGTGCTGTTGAGGTCGTCGGGCGTGAGCACGCCCGTAGGTTGCACACCCATATGATAACAATGTGTCGGTGGCGTTATGTAGTTTATGGTAAGTTGTGTTGTATAGTAGACTACGATCCGTTAACTATAAGGCACTGGCAGTAGTACTGTAGGATGTGAAGCGCCCTGCCGGAGAACGATTCCGGCCGGTGTTGATGGCACCGACCGGGCGCTTCAGGAGCACTGAAGCAACAATGGCTACGAACGCCCGACAGAAAAAGCGTACTGACTCCGTGCCCGCGAGCGCGGCCCTGATCGGCATCGACGCCGACGGCGCACGGCACTACTGCACGTCCCCAATCTACGAGACGGTAACGATCTACGTCAAAGAGCAGTCCGGCGAGATCGACACCTGGGGCCTCGAGGAGACGCCCTACGACACCGTCGGCGGCCCCGACGCTGACCAGCCCGGCTGGTACGATCACGTCGCCGCCAAGCGCGGCTGGGACATGCTCGCCGACGAGATCGTCGCCCGACAGCTGCAGACGCTCGCCGGAGGTGTGCACTGATGGCGATCGCGACCGACGCCCCGACGCCCGAGGACGTCGAACTCGACGAACGCGCACTCACGCAGTACCTGACCGTCCTACCGGAGCTGGGCCGTGCCCGCCACGCCGAGGACCTGTACCTGGTCGTCAGCGAGTCCGGCAGCGAGTACCTCGTCGACATGCGCCTGCCGGCCTGTGAGTGCGCTGACCACCAGTACCGCGACCGCAAGTGCAAGCACATCCGTCGTGTCGAGTTCGCGACCGGCGAGCGCGAGCTCCCCGCGTGGGCCGACCAGGCGGCCGTCGACGAGCAGCTCGGGGAACACATCGATGGAGGTGGGGCCTGATGGCGCGCGACCACGATTGGGACGTCTTCGCCGACGAGAGTCCTACCCAGATTCACCACAAAGACTGCCAGGACACGCCTGAATCGCACCCCACCGGCGATGCGACCGCTGAGGTCGTGCTCGATCCCGGGGCGTACGCTGACGGTGGCGAGGAATTCGATGTCTCCTGTGCGTGCTTGGACGCACTACTTGGCAGTGACCGCCACGATGACGAACCCATGCGCCGGACGCCCGGTGTCAGTTACGAGCCCGAGGACGGCGCGGACGTCTTGGATTTCGTCGCCGACTACGGCTACGACGCGATCGACGCCGGCGTCGACGCGGACGCTGTCGTCACCGCCCTCCAAGAGGCCGCCGACGAGATCCGGCGCACGGAGGTCGATGCCTGATGAGCCTTGACGAGGAACTCCAGCAGATCCCTGACGTCAGCGTCGAGGCCGAACTCATCGACGGCAAGCTCTCGATGACGACGTCGACCGACGCGACGCTCCGGATCAAGGCGCCCGACCACCAGCCACTCTCGGCGGTCGAGCCGCATCTCGAGCTGTACGTCGCGACTGCGGACACGCGGGTCTCCCTCGAGCTCGACGCGGCCGAACTGGACGCGCTGGCCGACGCGATCGACGAAGCCCAGGAGGGTGGCGAGTGATGGCTGGACTCACAATCGAGTTCACGAACGCCGCGACGCAGCGCCGCCGCTACCGGTTCGAGCAACGCAGCGCCGGCGGCTGGTGGCGCGTCGAAGAAGAGTTCAACGAAGGGTCGTGGCGCGCGGTCGGCAAGGAAGTCGTCGCCGACGTGGTCATCGAGGCCGACGCGGAGATCGCCGATACCGTCGGTGACGAGCACGGCGAGACTGGGGTGATCGGTCCATGAAGAAGCTCGAAGCGACGATCTCGGTCCCGAAGACGCGTCGAGAACTGGCTGTCGGCTACGATCGGCGCGACGGCGCGCCCTACGCGAAGATCCGCAAAGAATGAGTCTCGACCGAAGTCACGACTCGGATCGCGGCCACGATCGCCAGCAACCCCAGCCCGGTCACGCCACGCCCTGGAACCCCGAAGTCCACTACCGGATCGTCCACAGCGAGACGGGCCCGAGCGAGGACGGCTACTGGCAGGGCGAACCGAAGTACCTGGAGTGCGAGGGCTGCGGCGCGCGCGTCCAGCTGACCGAGACGCCCAGCGCCGGCGTTGACGAACTCCCACACGCGCCGGGCTGTCCGCAGCGGTTCGCCCGCTCGGAGTGGTGGCGCGAGCAGTTCCGCAGCAGATAGAAGCTGTTTATCAGTCCACAATGCGGATTTCGTCGATGTAGGTTGAGGCATAGATCGACCCACTGTAACTACTAATAGACCCGCCAATACCCCCTCCAGTCGGTGTGGTGCGGTCGAGCGATCCTGCCGCCTCATCAATTAGCGAGCCACCACTGTATGCACGCACTGCAAACGATGCCGTACCGGCGTTAACCCCGACGCCATCCTCATAGACGAACGTCTCGGTTGCACCAGTGTTTTTGACTGGGTCGCCAGACGCGAAGACAAATGAGTCATCGCCGTGCTCGCCAGTGACTATACCGTCGCCAGCGACAAAGGCGTACTCACCGGCAGCGGCAGCGGCCCACTCAATCTCGAACCGAACATACCCATTACTGATACTCGAGATGGCAGCACCAGAGAGCGTACAGATTGTGTCCGCATTACCACTCCCGTCAAAATAGCGGAGGGTGACGGTGTCATCGGGCCCATCTAACAGAAGACTGAACCGCTCCGGATCAACCGTCGCAGACTGCACCCCGAACCAAAACCGACCGGCGTTGTCTGCGCTATCCTCGACGGCCAGATAGACCTCGATCGTATCTCCGACCTGTGGGTATGCCGGGAGTCCGCTGGTTGAGACGACGTACTCGGACCGGGTGGTGGTATCGACGTTGCGGACCTCTAAAGCGTGGTCTCCTGCTGCCTCCAGAGGCGAGATCTTGCCTTCGCCCTGCCCGCTTGTCTCGTACTCAGCGAGATCGCCATCCTCATAGTCGTCAACGAGTTGCGTCATTATCGGACCTCAGTGATATACTCGGACACCGAGTATTTCAGAGTCATCCGCTGATGCTCCCCGTGTTGTAGAGGTTAGACACTTCGGTGCTGGTCAGGTCTTTATCATACACGCGTGGATCGTCAATAGTACCGTCAAAAGGACGGAAAGTAGGGTCGCGGTAAGCCCCGACCGTGTATCTGTTTACCGTGCTGAAATTTGGTGTATTATTAACCGTAACGTTGAGTCCACCGTCTGAACCATCAATATAGAACTCAAACGTACTGGGGTCGGCGCTCGCCGCTACCCACGTGACGTGATTCCACGCATCAAACGTAACCGTCCCCGTACTCTCTGCCCCGCAACCTGTTGAGCCGTCGAACAACTTACCTTTGATAGTCCCGTCAGTGTTCACACTAAAGCGCAGATTGGTGACGTTATTTGATTGCTGGCCAAAGACCAAAATATCCTTATACTCGCTTATGCTGTTTGGGTATATCCACGCCGAAACAGAGTACGGTGCAGCAAGGTCTGGCAATGACGCGGAGTCGCGGACGAGATAGTCGTCGGTGCCGTCAAACTCGTAAGCCTCGTTAGTTGTATATGTCTGATTTGCACCGCTCACCCCCGTTGTTGCACCGTTGATAGTTGCGTCATAGTCGTTCCAAACGTCTAGAGCAGTGCCACTCTCGGTATCAGCGTTGTCCAACGTGAGACGGAAAACTCCGCTGTCGGGTATTGCAGACTCTTCTGAGAGGGACGCGGTCGCAATATCGCCGATCGGCTCGAGCGTCACGCGCTAGTCACCCCCTCCACAAGCGCCATAATCGAGACGCTCGCCCCGGACTGGTTGTCTACGAGCACGGCGATCGTCTGTGCGCCGCCACTGGCATTCGTGAAGGACCCAAGCGGAGACCCGGTTTCACTGTCGAAGATCGTGCTCCCATCACCCGAGAGGAGCGTTGCCTGGCTGGTAAACCCGCCACTGTTATCCAGCGTGACGAGCTCCAGATCCACGCCGGACGCGACCGCCGAGCCGTCTGCATTCGTCAGGGCGGCCTTATACACCTCGACTGACTCCCCGTCTGCGAGGCTGTCGATGACGAGGACCCCCTGGTTTGTATCCGAGACGGCACCCGACTCACGCCCCTCAAACACCGCTTGGTGCTCGTAGGCCAGCTCGACCTCGCCTGTGCCAGGACTGGTGGCCCCGAGCCCGGCTTGTGCATCCAGTGTCTCGACGGGATCTTCGACGACGCTGCCGTCGTCCTGGACGATCAACGCCGCGCCACCGCCGCCACCGCCTGCGGTGTACCACTGCGTGTCGTCGGCGGCCAGGACGGTCGCCCCGTAGTTCGTCTCGACCGTTTCGGTCGTGCCGCCGTCGATCCCTTCACCGCCCTCAGTATCGACAGTGATCGGGTTCGCCTCCGCGGCGCCGCCGACGTCCACGATCGTCACGACATTGATCGACTCGGCGTCAGCAGCGAGATCGCTGCTGGCCAGGGTGACGGTCACAGCTCCGCCCGAGGTGTCGACCAGCACGACCTCCTCGCCGCTGGTTGTGGTGTTGCTCGTGACCGGCCCAGTCAGGGTACGTTCGTCGTCGACGCGCTCGCGCGGGACGACGCCAGCCGACTGATCGTAGATCGTCTGTCCGCTGTCCGCATCCAGCAGATCGGTCCCCGCGAGGTGGGGGGCGACATCCGTCCCGATCAGGAGTGGGTAGTTCTGGGCCTGCGCGGCCTCCTGGAGCTCGTCGAGCGCGGCATCGACGGTCGCCACGCCATACGTGTCAGTTGAGTCGTCGTAATGGACCTGCTCGGCCTCGTTGCTAAACTGCGCCCGCCAGTCGAGGATCTCCGAGTCGCTGACGTCCGTGGCACCGCTGGGGACGTAGACGATCGCGAGCAGCAACTCGTCGCCAGTGGTGTCTGGCGGCGTCGGGTACTGCTCGGCTGTCCCCTCGCGGACGGCGCTCGAGCCCGTCCCAGCGTCGATGACGACCGTATCCCACCGGTCGTACGTCCCATCACCGCTCGACAGGACGTGGGTCTCGGCGGCCGTTAGTTCGACCTCGCTGGCGTCGTAGTAGGCGGTGCCGGCCGCGACCTGTATCTCCAGATCGTTCGTCGTCGCGGTGACTTCGAGATCGCCTGCGTTGACGACGCCGTTGCCGGCGAGCCCCTCGGCGACGGCGCGGAGCTGTACCTCAAACAGTGGCTGGCCCTGCGGCCAGTCGAGTTGTGGTGCTGTTGGCATGGGTAGTCTCTAAAACTGCAGCGGCGACCGCGGCCGCAAGCGGACTCGGTCGTCTTTGGTCTCGGCGCCGAACACGACCCGCCAGACGAGGTCGCCAGCCTGGTTGATCGCTCCGAGTTCGACGATCTCGTGGGGTTGCGTACTGGGCTCGCTGCGAGTAACGATCGTCCAGGGGACGACCGCCGAGCGCTGGACGTCCGCCGCAGCTGTCTTGCTGATGACTGCGTTCTCCAGTGCCGTATCGCCAGTGCTCGGTGGCGTGTCGTCAGTCCCGAGCGCGATCTCGTTGATCCCGACTGTATCGACAGGCGTCGCCAGCGCGTGAGCGATCGTCGCCATCTCGGTGACTGCGGCCTGACCGCTCGCCGAGTGGCTGTAGGTTAACTCAAACTCAGCCCGGAGTTCCGAGCGATCGTCGAGCGTGACGTCGGCGGTCGTCAGCCGGGTCAGCAAGTCAGCCTCGTCGTCGTAGATCCCCAGCTCCCGGATCGTCTCGCGGACATCGCTGAAGCGCCACTCGGCGGTCGCTGTCAGCGTCGCACTGTCGGGCGTCCCGTGCCAGGCGTGGACCGGCTTCCCGGGCGCACGCAGCCCCGTGTCGGCCCGAGAGACGGTCGTGCCGTCACTCCCGACCGCGGCGGTGTCGATCCCGCGCCGCGCGCCGGCCAATGCTGCGGCCAGGGCAGCTCGCCCGTCGTCGACGAACGACCCGTCACTGGTTGAGGCGATCTCGATCCACTCGCCGCGGACGTCGCCGGCGACACCTCGGCCGCTGCCGTGCTGTGGATCGGGATGGCCCGAGATGAGGCTGTCCTTGAGTGAGCGCTCGTACAGCGTCGCCGCAACGTCGACGCTGATCTGGCCGGCTGGCGCGCCGATGCCGATCGTCTGCTGGGGTGCGACCTCGCGCTGATAGCTCTCCAGCCGGGTCGTCTGGCGGCGGTTCTGCGAGATCTCTTGCTCGATGCCCACGATTGATCACCCAAAGATGCCGCTGGCGGTCACGACCACCGTGGCCGTCCCCGAGTCGCCGATCTGGAGTGTGTATTCGCCGAGGCCGAGGAGGTCGGCGGCGAACGTAAACGCGACCGTCGTCGTCTGGCCAGCCAGGATATCGACGGTCTTGGCCCGGCTCCCGCTGCCGTTGACGAGCAACGGGACGGTCAGCCCGACGATGTCGGCACTCGTGTTGGTGTTCTCCAGCGTCGCACTGACGGTGACGGTGCCGCTGGTACTCGTCGAGAGTGACCCACTCGGCGTGTCGACGGTCAGGTTGGAGTACGATACATCCGCGGCGGTCGCCTCCGATGCGTCTGCCGTCTCGAGTCGGCTGAAGTGGACCTCGGTCCCGCGGATTGACACCGCGCCGGCTGGCGCGTCGACGCCGTTGATCGTCTCGCCGGCCGTCTCGAAGATCTTGAGGCCGGCCGACTGGTCGCCGATGTCGTCGGCCTGCTCGACCGTGCTGAGTAGATCCGAGAGTGGGGTCCGCGAGGAGAGGATGGCCGTCCGGAACGCCCCAAACGAGTTGTAGACACGCTTGGCCTTCGCGACGAGCGTCGAGGCCCGCTCTGCGGACAGGCCTTGGTCGAGTAAGTACTGCTCGAGATCGTCGTAGCTGTCGATCGTCGCGACCTGGTCTTTGACCGCCGTATCCAGCGTCGACCCGTAGGCCGTCTTGAGGTCCGCGACGACGTCGCTGGCGGTCGTGTTGTCGAGGCCGTTGTCGGTCAGGTACGTCTCGACCTCGGTCCATGATGAGGACGCGATGATCTGCCGGTCGAACGCGCTGACGACCGGGAAAAGCGACCGGAGTGCGTCGACGGTTGCCGCCGCCGAGTCACTGGCGACGCCGTTGTCGACGAGCGTCTGCTCCAGCCCGTCCCAGCCGGCCGTCGCGCCGACATCGGCCGCCAGCGCTGTATCCGGATCAAACGCTAACTTGAGCAGTTGGATGTGGCGGTCAGCATCGACGGCGGTCGCGCCGTTGTCCAGCAGGAACGTCCGATAGTCGTCGTAGGTCGGCTGGGCAAGCGCGCCACTCGAGTCGTCGCCACGGAAGGTGTCGAAGTCAGCGAAGAGTACCTCGAGGAACGCGACCGTCTCGGTGACGTCGTCGCTGGCGATCTCGGCGATGTCGCTACCCCAAGCAGTCAGGTTGTCCCCGTAGTCCGCGAAGCCAGCCTGTGATCGGAGGAAGTCCCGATAGCCGTCGTAGCCCGACAGCGCGGCCCGCAGACTATCGATCTCGTCCTGGAGGACGGACTCGCGTGAGGTCTGCTCGCGCAGCCCAGCCCATACTTCGACGGTCTTGGGGTCAAGGTCTGTCGGCATGGTCAGAGTGAGGTGGCGGTGATCGTAACGGTCGTGCGCGGGCCCTGTGTCGTGACGTCGGCGACCGAGACCGTCCCCGAGAGGTCGATCGCGGGCCAGTCAACCGGGATCTGGTCCTCGGCCTGGAGGTCGGCATACGAGCTGTCGAGGATCTCGAAGGCGACTGTGGCGTCATCTCGGGCGTGATCGTCGAGATAGCCCTCAGCGCGGGCGGCGGCCTCGTCGTCGCTCTGGATCGACTTGTCGATCAGGACTTCGGGGCGGGGATTGGGGCCGTAGAAGGCGATCGAGCCCTGATCCTTGCGCGTGACCTCGATGTCGCCCGCGCCCTGGACCGTGACGATGTTGCGGATCGACTCGTAGTCGCGCTCGTCGTCGATCGAGACGACTGGCGTCGTCGACGGGGAGATCTGGAGTGGTGGCGCGCCGTTGTCGGGCTCATAATGCAAGACGTTGCCGTCGGTCCAGACCTCGTACTGGTCTTCGGTCGCGAGGTCGCTGATGAATCGGCCAGCCGAGACGTCCACGCGGCGGGTGATCCGGCGATCAGTCTGCTGGACACCCTCGGTCGAGAGTGCGGTCGGCCGATCCGAGCGCCGGAACGGCTTGGTGTGGGCGTTGTCGATGAGGATCGCCGTGTTGTTGGCGAGCTTCGCCCGAGGGATGAACCGATACTGCAGCGTACCTGTCTCATCGAGTTGGCCCGCATCGGGATCGGCGTCTTCGGCCCGGAGTGTGAGTGCCGAGAAGCCGCTGGTCGGTGTCTCGGGCGTCCAGACGTAGGTCGTGCCGTCCGGCGTGACGAGTTCGACTTCGGTATCCCAGCCGGCACCGCGGTCGTTGACGAGCAGTCGGGTTGAGAGCTCGAAGACCCCATCCTCGATGGCGGCCGCGGTGACGTCGTGATACGTGGCCGTCAGTGCGGTCGTATGCCCCTGGCGCGCGCCGACGACGACGAGGTCCGTGCCCCAGTTGTACAGCCCGGCTCTGGTCCCGTTGTAGAGCTGAAAGACCGGGGCGTTGGACGTCCACTCAGTCAGGTCGTCGCCAGTGTGGATCTCGGTCTTGTCCAGCGCTTGGGCCTGGGTCGTCGCCGCGAGTTCGACCGCTCGCGAGGAGCGGACATCGTAGAAGACTTGGTGGAGATCGCGATGCTTGAGCTCGAGGCGCGTTTCCAGCGCGTCGATGAGCAGGCGCTGACTTGAGTTGCCGGTGCGGATGGCCGTGACATACCCACGCCAGGTCTCGTCGCCGCGGTCGATCGCGACGTTGTTGCCGGCGCTGACCTGGTCGCGGACGTCGGCCAGCGTCGTGATGGTCGCCCGTCCGAGCGCGTCCGACGAGCGATGCGAGCGCTCGACATCGACGACGGCGTCGATCGGCTGCCCGGCAATAGTGACAGTTGTCATGGTCAGGGGAACAGACTGTCGAAGGTACGCTGCTGGGCGTTGCTGACCTCGGTCGGGAGCTGTCGCAGGATCTCCTGGCGGAGCTGTCGGACGGCCGAGTCGGCGATCTCCTGTTTGCTGTCGGCCGTGACGTTGAACGTGGCGTCGACGTTGACTGTCGGCGAGGTCGTCCCATCGCCACTGCCGGATGTCGTGTCCTGGTCAGGCCCCTCGAATGTGAACGGGTTGAGTGTGTCTCCGAACGTGCGGTTGCTAAACAGATTGGTCGGAGTCTCATTACCGGACTCGACGCCATCAACGCTCGGGAGCATCAGCCCGTCGGCGCTGAAGTCGGCGTACGGGTTCTGTGGCCCGGTCCCAGACGTGAAGTCGTACGGCATACTCAGATCAAGGACGTCCGTCTGTGTGCCGGGTAGATCTGGCACCGACGGGTCGGTTTCGGGCGGGTCGCCGTGGGTGTACTCGTCGTATGAGTTTTTTTCACCGTCGTAGTCGAAGAACGACGTCACGCCGCTCCCCAGGTCGGCCAGACTCGGACCGGATAGACCCGGTCCCAAACCGACATTAAGGATGTCGTCGATCATTTGCCCACCGACGTCAGTTGCGGTTGAGCCGGACTCGAACCCAGGCATTGGCAGGTTCATCCCACCCTGATTCAGGAGTGCCGCGACGGCTGGATACCCGGCGAGAGCGCCGACCAATCCAGCCGTGCCGCCTGATGCGAGGCCAGCCGCCGATGCTGATGGCAACGCCCCCGAGACCGAGCTTAGCCCCAGTGCGGCGAGGAGACCATCGCTGAGGAGACTACCACCACCGCCAGCGGCACCACCACCGCCGACTCCACCAGCACCGCCGGCACCAGCACCGAGTTCGTCGAGAATGTCCTCGAGGAGATCGGTCTGGTCGGAGAGTTCGTCGACGGCAGCGCCACCGGCCAGACTGGTCGCCACACCACCGTCAGGGCGTGCCGCACGGCCGTTCTCGACAGTGACGCCGACGCTCCCGAGCTCAGATTCGATTTCTGAGCGGGCTTGCCGCAGCTCGCGCTGCGGAATGTGGATCGACAGTTCTGCTTCAGTACCGAAATCTGTCATGGGTTCAGGAGTTCGTAGTTGACGAAATGGAGCAGGTCACCCTCGGACCACTGCCGGACGTCCCGCGGATCGTGCCCGGCGGCCACGGCAGCGGCGATGCCGTACTGGACGAGGTCGTCGCGATCCGGGTCGATCGCCTCGCCGGCGGCCAGCCGCCGCGTCGTCGTCAGTTTCCCAAGTCGTTGAGATCCTCCAGCTGGCGGCCGATCCAGTCGGCCAGTGCCGGCGGGAGCGCGCCCAGCAGCGCGTGCCGCTCCTGGAGATCCTCGCCGCCCTCGAGCCACGGCGCCTTGACGACGCCGGCGGCGTGCAACCAGTCCGCCAGCTGTGACTGGCCGAGCGAGCCCATCGTCCGCTGATTCGCAGTGTCGAGGACTCTGGAGCGCGTCGTCGTCGTGTGCGCCTCCAGCGTAATTTCGGCCTCGCCGCCGAACTCCTCGATGGCCCACTGGAGTGCGTCGCGTTCGCGAGCGGCGTCGCGACGGTCGGCTCGCGCCTCGCCGATCGCCTGGTCAGTTGCATCCGCGTCGTCCTCGAGTTTGTCGAGACGGTCGTCCAAGCCGGCGAGCCGCTCGTCGACGTCGGCCAGCGCCTGCTCGAGCGTGACGGTCCGCGTCGGCGGGTAGTCGATGTCAGTCATACGGTCGGATCACTGGCGGTGACGCCCGTCGCGTTCAGCGTGACCTGCTCGGTCAGCTCGGCCTCGTTGTTGATGAGGTCCTGCCAGTCGTAGGTCTCGGGCTTGACTGTCGCGAAGTCATATGACGCGCGCTCGGTGCCGGCCGCGCTGAAGGTCAGCCCAGCCGTGAACGAATCGACAGTCTCCTGGACGCTTGTCGCGCCAGTCGCGCCAAGTGCCCGCTCGTAGAGGTCGGGACCGTCGTAGATGACCGAGAGGTCGACCGATTCCTGGACGTTACCAGCGACCGCCTCAACGGGCTTCTGCGTGGCCCCGCGGATCAGTCGCGAGATCTGCTCGAAGGACATCGTCGCCGACTGCAGATACTCGCCGATGGACGTCCCGGCAATCGTCAGATTAGCGCCGTGGCCCGGGACTTCGGATCCGCTGTTGGTGATCGTCCCGGGTGTGATCGACGTGTTTGTATCCTCGTCACCGTAGGCGCCGGTCAGCGTGACGGTCACCGTCTCGGTCGTGCCGTTGTACTCGACCTGGCAGGTCGCGGGAGCCCAGCCTTTGATCTGGCGCTCGGTCACGCCGGAGACCATATCGGCCCCGAGATACCACTCGGCCGAGTTGACCAAGCCGCTCGTGAAACCAGTAAACGTATCGTTGAAGACAAGTCGGTGGAACTCGTCGTTTTTCAGCGTGAACTGCACGCCGAACTGGCCCTCGAGTTGGGTGGCGAGGTAGTCCTGGGCTTCGACATCGCCCGGCGCGAGGATCTCCAGCAGGTTGCGGGTAAGTTCTGCGGTCTGTACGGTCGGGTTCGTGCCCGGGAGATAGTAGGTCGGGTCAGTGCCCGTGCCGCCGAGATACGACTGCTCGGCCGCCCAGGCAAGTGTGCCACTACCAGCGCCTCCCGGCATAGGTTCCTCCTGTCATGGGTCTGTGTTATTTTTCTGAGAGTGTGATGTCGTAGCTGTAGGCCGCGTCACTCCCGGGCACGACCTGCTCGACGCTGATCTCCTGTGCGATGACGTAGGTGCCGTTGACGGAGTCGGAGATGTCGGTGCCACTATCGTCGACGGCCTGGACGGAGAGCTCGGTCGTGTCGGGGTCGGACGCGATCGTCCGGAGCCGGTCGGCCAGGGCTGCGGCATCGCTGCC